AGCCGATTTTGATCCGATCCCGGCAGCAAAATATTTGGCGGTTATAACCAACTCGGAATTTAAACCGACAAAGAATGGAAATGGTAATTACCTGGAATTGACATTCCAGGTTATCGATGGGCAGTACAAAAACAGGCTCCTGTGGGCCAGATTGAATTTGGAACATGCCAACGAAACTACCACCAAGATTTCACGCGGCCAGCTTGCCGCGATATGCAAAGCGGTCGGCGTAATGACTCCGAAGGATTCAGCGGAACTTCATAATCTGCCGCTGATGATCAATGTCAAACTCAAAAAACGCAATGATACAAACGAATTAGTAAACGAAATTCGCGGTTATTCAGCTAAAGAAACTGCTCCTGTTCAAAATAGTAGTCCAGCTGCAAAAGGAATCGCACCCTGGAAACGCTGACGATAGAGCTGCCGTATCCGCCAAGTATTAATCATTATTTCAGGCGGCGGGGGAACAGGACGTTCATAGGGCGTGAAGGCATGATGTTTCGCAATCGTGTTTGCAAGGCTCTTATGGCAGCAAAGGTTAGTCCGATGATGGGTATGCTCGCAATGAAAGTCCGGGCATACCCTCCGGACAAACGAAAGCGTGATATCGACAATATTCAAAAACCGCTTCTTGATGCATTGGAAAAAGGCATGGCCTTTTATAACGATTGCCAGATTAAACATCTGACTACCGTTATGAAAGAACCTGTCAAGTATGGCAAAACAATTGTAACGATAAGGAAAATCAATGATAGAGCTTCGTGGATATCAAAAACAGGCAGTTGATGCCTGCTATAAATATTTAAAAGAACGCGATGGTAACAGCTGCATTGTGCTGCCGACAGGTTCGGGCAAAAGCGTTGTCCTTGCTCAAATATGCAGTGATGCCGTTTCATTATGGAATGGCAGGGTGCTTGTTCTTGCGCATGTGCAGGAACTTATAGAGCAAAACGCCGGAAAAATAAAACATTTTCTCGGTGATAATTTTGTCGGGATTTATTCTGCCGGATTAAAACAGAGAGATATGCACCAGCCGGTAATAGCGGCATCTATACAATCTATTTACAAAATGGCTTTCGAATTCGAGCCATTCGATTTAATCATAATCGATGAGGCACACCTTTTGCCAGCGGATGGTGAAGGCAGGTACCGGTCATTTTTGCAGGATGCAAAGATCGTCAATCCCAATATCAGATTGCTTGGGTTAACCGCCACACCATATCGAACCAGCACCGGTATGATATGCGGGCCGAACAACATCTTAAATGAAATCTGCTACGAAGTAGGAATAAAAGAGCTGATTCGTGACAGATACCTTTCACCCTTGCGCAGCAAGGCATCAAAAACTCACATCGATACAAGCAGTCTCCATGTCAGAGGTGGTGAATTTATCGCCAATGAAATAGAAGAACTGATGGATACTGAAACCCGCGTCAAAGCCGCATGTACTGAAATACTCGAATATACGCATGATCGAAGAGCAGTTCTCATTTTTGCAGCAGGTGTGGAACACGGCAAACATATTCAAAAAATATTTCAGCAAAATCATAATATTGAATGCGGATTTGTTTCAGGCGATAGTCCCGATGGCTGGCGGAAGAAGATGATTGATGATTTTCGAAGCGGGGCACTGAAATATTTATGTAACGTAAATGTTCTGACAACCGGCTTTGATGCACCCCACATCGATTGTATTGCAATGCTGCGTCCAACTATGAGTACTGGTCTTTATGTTCAAATGGTAGGAAGAGGAAGCAGGCTTGCAGAAGGTAAACAAGATTGTCTGGTTCTCGATTTTGGCGGCAATATTCTTCGTCACGGCCCGATTGATTGCCTGAAAATAAATCAGGTATTTTCTAAAGGCACTGGCAGGGCGCCGGCGAAAGAATGCCCGGTGTGTTTTGAAATTGTTCATGCGGCATACAGCCGCTGTCCTTCATGCGGATATGATTTCCCGCAGCCTGAAAAATCAAAACACGATACGCAGGCAAGTTTTGAAAACATCCTTTCAGGAGATCCAGTTGTTGAAGAATATGATGTTCTTGAGGTGCTTTATAACGTTCATACCAAAAGAAAAGCTGATGAAGATGCCCCAAAAACAATGCGTGTTCAATATAAGGTTGGGCTGGAAAGATATATCTCTGAATGGATATGTTTCGAACATACTGGTTTTGCACATTTCAAGGCTGAAGACTGGTGGAGACAAAGATCCGCTGAAGATATGCCGGAAAAATCCGATATGGCTGTATTTTTCGCACATAACGGCAGATTAAAAGAGCCTATAAAAATAATCGTTAAAAAAGTTCCCGGTGAAAAATTTGAAAGAATAGTCAGCTATCAATTCGAAAATCCGGAAATTGCAGATTGGCAAGTTAATCAAGAAGTTTCTGACTATATCCAAGCAGATGATGAAATACCTTTTTAATTTAGGAGAAAAAAATGAACTATAAAGAATTTATTCCCATTTATTATGAATCGGTATCCGAGCCTGTTCTTGCATGTCCGGTCTGTAATTTCTTCTATGTTCATCCTGTTGGATTAGAGTGCAGATCACCCGGCACTGCCAAAGGTCATGTACGAATTGACAGCAAAGGCATTCACATTAATCCCGAAGTTCCGCCAACTGGACGCGGCGTGATGATTACATTGCATTTTCTTTGTGAATGCGGTCACGCTTTTGATTATGAATTTCATTTCCATAAGGGCAGTACCCTTGTTAGTCGCCAAATACCTAAATTACCAGATGACCCTGCATTACGGCCGGACACAATATGGAGAGATTGATGAATATTTTGTCTAAGGCTAATCAATACTTAGCAAACGGACTGTCAGTTCTGCCGGCAAATGTGCAGTCGAAATTTGCATCTTTATCGGGCTGGAAACAATATCAGGAGCGTTTGCCTTATGATTCCGAATTGCAATCATGGTTCACAAGCGGCAACAATGGCATTTGCATTGTGGCGGGTAAAGTATCAGGCAATTTGGAAATGATAGATTTTGATATGGTCGCTGAGATGTTTCAAGCCTGGCGAGCAATTGTTGAAATGTCTTTGCCCGATATTCTCAAAAAAGTCATTATTGAGCAGTCGCAATCTGGCGGCCGGCATGTTATTTACCGATGCGAAGATGAGATATGCAAAAGTCTCAAGCTCGCAAAACGCAAAATAATAGTCGATACCAGCGAAGATATAATTTTATGCGGCAAGAAATTTAAGCCCATCAAGGATAAAGATGGTACATGGTATATTCTGCCAACATATATTGAAACTCGCGGCGAAGGTGGATTATTCCTTTGTGCGCCAACGCCCGGTTATGAACTGATTCAGAATGATTTTACAGACGTACCTGTAATATCATCAGAGCAGCGGGATATACTTCTCGATGCTGCATTATCTCTAAATGAGTATATTCCGGAACCTCTGCAACCTACGGAAACTCAATCATTATCACCAGCTGGTTCGCTTAGACCGGGTGATGATTACAATACAAATGGGGATTTACGAGCTGTTTTGCTCCAGCATGGGTGGCGATGTTATCAGGCAGGTGAAAATGAGCATTGGTGTCGGCCGGGCAAGACAAGCGGTACATCGGCAACACTTAAAAACAGAGTTTTTTATGTATTTAGCACCAACGCCCATCCATTTGAGAGTGAAAAAGCATATTCGCCATTCAGCGTTTATACGCTTCTTGAACATAATGGCGATTACAGCAAGGCAGCACAAGCATTGGCTGACAAAGGATATGGCGAGAAAAATATCGATACACCAACGGATGTTGATATTTCTGCACTGGTTAAATCATTTGAAAAACAAGATAAGCAAATTAAGAGGTTTCCTGATCCGGGTCCAATACCTGTTGAGCTTATGCGCGTGCCTGGCTTTATTTCAAGCGTGATTGATTTTTGTATGCAAATTTCAGCTTATCCGAACCAGGCCATGGCATTTTGCGGCGGACTTGCAGGACAATCTTATTTATGCGGTCGCAAAGTTCGTGAAAAAGGTGATCTTCGGCCCAATATTTATATCCTCGCTCTTGCCGGCGCTTCAACAGGTAAAGATTATCCCCGCAAAATCAATGCATATATTCTTAATCAGATAGGTGAAATGAATGCCCTAGGTGATAAATTCGCATCAGGTGAAGGTTTGCAGGATGCGATGTTTCAGTCGCCATGCATGCTCTTTCAAAATGATGAAGTTGATGGCATGCTTCTATCATTAAATAAAAGTCGTGATGGGCATTTAGAAAGCATCATGGGAACACTGCTGACAATGTATACATCCAGCAATTCTATATATCCTATGCGCAGAAAAGCAGGAAAGCAGCAGGCAGGATTTATTAATCAGCCGCATCTTACATTTTTTGGAACGGCAACACCCAAATATTATTACAGCGCGTTAAGCGAGAGAATGCTCACCAACGGATTTATCGCCAGAATGATAACCATCGATGTTGGCAAGCGGTCCGAGGGCAAGGATGCAGGACTTATTGATTCGATGCCGCAGAAAATCCTTGAAACCGCAAAATGGTGGAAGGATTTTAATCCTGGCAAACCCAATAACCTTGTTGATGTAAACCCAATACCCGCAGTTGTTGATTATTCTAATGAAGGCAAACGTATTCTTGATGATTTCAGGGTATTTGCTGACAGTGAGTATGCAAAAGCAGAAGGGGGTAATGATGAGGTTTCAAAAACAGTATGGGGAAGGGCAAATGAAAATGCCCGCAAATTAGCATTGATTTACGCCTGCAGCGAAAATCATATTGCACCGCTAATAGGGACCGATGCTGCAAAGTGGTCAGTTGAATTAATGACCCATCAGCTGCGAAGGATGCTCTATCTTGCGGAATGTTATGTTGCTGAAAATGATTTCCATGCTTTGTGCCTCAAGGTCAAACAAAAACTGCGTGAAGCTGACCAGAGGATGCTGCTGCATAGTGTACTTATGAAGCGGATGAAGATCGATAAGACCAATTTCCGCAACATTATAGACACTCTTAATGAGCAAGGGGATATCGAAAAAATCATAATCGAAACAAAAACGAATAAAGGGACAGGTTATCGCCTGCTGGAGGAATGAAAATGTTTCTACAAATCATGGCGAATCTTTCACCCAAGGGTGAAACATTCAAACATTTTGATGTGTTAAATGATGTTTTCAGGTCAAGAAATTTTTGGAAGGTGAAAAGTTCTGATGGTCAGGGTGAAAGATTAAGAGAAAGATTCAAAAGTCATAAGTATATGAAAAATAAAATATATATAAAAAAAAATAATAATCTTTCACCTATTCACCCCACACCCACACGCGCGACGCGATGCGCGCACGCGCGTATAGAGCCCGGGTGAAACGGGAAGAATTCAAAAAGTCGTTACAGATTAACAGAAGAAACAGATATGAATACAACAATAATTAAAAACGAAAGAAAATATTTTTATGCTCATTACTGTCTTGATTGCCAGATGATGTATTTCGGAAAAGAGAAGGATGTAATCAAACCCTGTGTTCGATGCGGCAGCAAAAACGTTCTTAATGGTCCACTGATGAATTCAAAAGAAAAATCGGCAAATGTTGCCGGTAAATAATAACCAATTTGTTTTAGGAGTACGAAAAATGAAGAATGTGAAAACAATTACGAAATGGGATGTAGCGATTGTAATAATTTTAATCGCTACCACTTTGGCTTTATGGCTTGGCGGTTGTCAAAGTGTAAACATCAAGCCCGATGACCTCCAAGCCTTAGCTGACCAGACCCAGCAGTTAAGCAGTCAGGTGGACCAGTTTCAAGAGCAGACGACTGCGACATTGGAAACGCTTAAACAAAACGGCGCCATCGATAGCAACGCAATCGCGAAAGTTGAAAAACTTCAGAGCACAATCAATGCAGTTCAGGATAAGACACAGGTTATTGCCAGCGCAATCAAAACGGCCCAGTACACAAATCCCGATGATGGCCTGACAACTGTGCTGCAAGGAGCCAGAGCCGCAAATGCAGCAAGTGCACCTTTTAATCCTTACGCACCGCTGATTGATGTTGGTCTGGGATTAGCGGCAGCGTTTGCAGCGGCAATGGCGAAAAAGAATGCACAAAAAGCAGCCGAGGCTCTTGCTAAGTACGATGCACATAAGCAGGGTGTTGAGCTGACAATGAAGCAGGTATCGCAATCAACAGTGCCCGAAGTTAAAGCTGTTGAGACGCAGTTGTATCAGAATATTGGCCAAGCAAGATTAGTAAAGAAGAATTAAATGGAACTATTTGAAATCATGTTTGAGCTTCGATATCTATCCACAGTTAAAAGGAAATGCGTGGTATGTGGTGAACCGCTTGAAAATAATCACAAGTGTTCTAAAGAAAGTGAAGCCAGGTTCAATCATAACCTGGCTAACAGACAATACGCGCGTTTAGCTATAAAGCGTCAAAGATATGGCGAAGGACTTACCTTTGATGAAAAGCTGGATGACGCATTTAATGTTTTTAATTGTGAGCAGCAATTTGATGATGACCAAGCCAATTGAAAATAATCGCTCACGTTTGCGCACGTTGCGTTGTGTTGAAAGCAGGCACCTTTATACGAATCTGCCGACATCTCGCGACGTGGTGCAACGTGGTGCGACGTTTATTGAACGGGTCCTCCCTGTGCGGAATTCTCCGCATTGGCGGCGGGAACGGTCCCCTTAAATAAGACATTCGGTCGCAAACTACATTTTCTTTAGAAAGGAAAGAAATGGGTCAAAAGAAAGAAAAACGTTGCATTTATTGTAGCCATTCTATCGAACCGCGAAGTTACATGATAACTTTTCGGGCATCGCGTTTGGAAAGAGCGATTATATCAAAACGGGCACGTGCTTTAGGTTTAAATAGAACCAGCTACATACTTCAAAAATTGTTAAGCCCTCAAAAACAATAACTTTTATAATTTTAAATAGGATTTTTATGAAAATAGAATTACTTAGCATTGAAGAAATAAAGCCATATCAAAACAATCCCCGCATAAATGACAAGGCGGTCGATGCGGTTATGGCAAGTTTGAAGGAATTCGGATTTAGACAGCCCATTGTGGTAGATAAAGATGGGGTAATCATCGTCGGTCATACCCGCTATAAGGCGGCCCAGAAGTTAGGTTTGGACAAACTTCCTGTGCATGTTGCCCAGGATTTGACTGATGCACAAATAAAAGCATACAGAATTGCGGATAATCAAACCTCTACAATTGCGGAATGGAATTATGAACTGCTTCCAATCGAACTAAAAGATTTGCAGTCGATGGATTTCAATCTCGAACTGCTTGGTTTCGATAGTGACCAGCTCGCTAAAATACTTAATCCCGGCATAAAAGATGGGTTGACCGATCCAGACGATGTACCCGAACCGCCGGCGGAACCTGTAACAAAAACGGGCGATCTTTGGATATTAGGTGATCACAGGCTTCTCTGCGGCGACAGCACCAATCGCGACGATGTAATTAAATTAATGAAGGGCGACAAAGCAGACATGATTTTCACTGATGCGCCGTATAATGTCGATTACGGAAGTTCGAAAAATCCCCGCCATAAAATAAGATCCATCAAAAATGATTCCATGTCCACAGACGAGTGGAGTATTTTCTGCCACAAGATGTATGAGATTTTTCAGGAATTCAATACGGGCGATATTTACATGTGGGGAGCTTCAGGTCCGGAAGGTATGCGAATGCGACTATGGCTAATTGAAATGGGCTGCCACTGGTCTGCGACAATTATCTGGAAAAAGCAGCAGCTGGTTTTATCCCCTGCAAAATATCAGAGAATGTATGAACCTTGTTTTTTCGGCTGGTTCGGAAAGAGCAGCTTTGGAGACGACAGAACCCAAACGGAAGTCTGGGAAATTAACCGTCCGCTCAATTCAAAACTCCATCCCACAATGAAGCCGGTTGAACTGTGCATAAAAGGCATCACAAATAGTTCCGTGCCCGGAGCGATTGTTTTCGATGGCTTTCTTGGCAGCGGAAGTACGCTGATTGCTTGCGAGCAGACTGGGCGGAAATGCTATGGTCTTGAAATAGATCCAGTGTATTGCGACGTGATAAAAAACAGATGGGAACAGTTTACAGGCCGGAAAGCATACCGTGATGGTGAATATACTTACTCAGTGGCTAGACTTGATTGCATGACGCTTGCGGAGAGAAAGAAAATGATTGCTAACGACAAAACCCCAACTGCTGAAGCTGGGGTTGTCTCGGAGAAAAAATAATGTTATCGCTACTTGGCAAATTCAAACTTACCGCGCTCGGTCTTGCGGAATCTGGACTGGGGACCTTTTTCCTTGATCTCTCGGATTATCGCAGAGTAAATAGTCGCTGCCGGTGTCTTGCCATCGGTCTTCCACAGACCTTTTTCCAGCATCTGCTTAACCATCTCCTGACAATTCAGCGGCTGGCCAGCTTCCTGAAGAATTTGGGCGGCGATAGTCAAGCCGCCTTGTTTGGATGGTTTGACGTTTTCGGGTTTCGGGGAAAACTGCTTTTCCTTTTTAGAGGGCTTGGAGGATTTTGCTTTGTCATTCTTTGCCTCGTAGAGTCCGATGAACCTGTCGGCAGACCTGATAATAAGTTCTTTGTTGGTTTTAATATTGGAACCAACCCATCCGCCATCCTTATGTTCGCTCATGATACGGACACCGACGGTGTTTTTGCCAACCTTAATTGCGTAGATTTTGCTGATTTTAATTTCTTCGTTCTTCATTGTAATTTTCCTTTCAAAAATAATGGTTTATTATCTGCTTTGAATAATTGTAATTTGAAATTCACTGCCATCGCTGGTTCGGATGACAAGTCCGTTATTTGTGGTAAGAACTCCGGCTTCTTCAAATGTCCGGACCCTTATGATTTCATCCTGATCGCTTATGGAATCTGTGATAATTTCCTGGATATCTGCTTCGTTCATTGTCAAAACTCCTTAATCTGCAAAAAATGTTATCATTCTGAAATATTCATGTTTCATGCTGTTGGTACCACGGCATCCATCAAGCTGGAATTGTATGCATTCGGCCATGCTGAACATATCGTCCCGATCATCCGGCGATACAAGATGGATGTTTACGCAATTTCCGGTGTTATCTGCGATATGGCACACGATACTTTTTTCTTCTCTGCTGATTGTTGCTATGTATCCTGTTTCGCCTTCGAGTATGATTGTTTTTACCTTCATGATTTAGATCTCCTTGCAATTATTAATTTTAATAATCATGATCTTTGGTTGGCCAGTTTTCGGTTTGATGATGTTTATGTCGTAACGCCCATCAGTGTAAACTCCAACTACTCTGCCGCGAATTCCTTTGTATTTTCCTTTTGTGATTTCGATCTTCATTTGCCTGTCCTTTCATTTGATTCTTCCAGTGATTCTTTGATTTGTTTTTCTGATATACCGCTAAATACCGCCAGTGCCCGGATCAATTCGCGCCGGGCATCGATTGGCGAGCCGAGATTTGACTCTTTTGCTAATTCGCATTCAAACCAGCCAAGCAGGTTTGCGATATCGAATCTTGCTGCTTTGTATTCTGCGTTTTCCATTGTTTTTCCTTTCAAAAATCTTGTCTTTAAGGACATGCATGTAATATCTCAAAAAAACGTATTAGCAAGTAATTAAATACATTATTTTAAAGGACTTACATTAATTTATTATGACTACACAAAATGACACAAAACAGATAAACCCGGCGGCATTAACGCCTGAAACGGCAGCTAAAATGCTTGGATTGCAAGTTGAGATTGTCCAGAAACATATCTTGCAGGGGGCGCCGGCAGCGGCGGACGGAACAATTAATTTAGTACATTATGGCGCATGGCTTAACAGCAGGATAAACAATGGCAATTGACGTAAATAATTTATCACAGATACAACTGCTTCGATTGATGAACGCAACGCCGCTTGGCAATGTTTTGTCACAAAATCAACTGCGTTGGCAGATGAATTCTGCCGCATACCGCATTGGTGATGGAAAGCACGTTAATCTCGTGCGGTATGTTTCATGGCTTGCGAAAGAATATGAAAAACCAAAACAGCAGAAACAGTCTGTGGAAGAATCAAGATTAAAAGATCTAATTGCTAAAAATGCTGCCCGCAAAGAGGCGCAGGATATTGGTGAAATTCCAGCAATTGAAAATCAAGAACGAAGAGAGAAAGCATGCAGCGATTTTAGATTCTTTTGTGAGACCTACTTTGCTGATGTTTTTTATTTGCCATGGTCGGATGATCACCTGAATGTAATTTCCAAAATAGAACAGTCCGTTCTCCATGGCGGCTTGTTTGCATTTGCAATGCCTCGCGGAAGCGGTAAATCTGCGTTAACAAGATCGGCTGCTATATGGGCAATTTTAATTGGCGCAAGAAAATACGTTTGTCTGATTGGTTCAGCCACAAGGCAATCTTTGAATTTATTTCAGAGTGTTCAAGCTACAATGCTAGGAAATGATTTATTATTGGCAGATTTCCCGGAAATCATTTACCCAATTCAGTGCCTGGAAAATAGTGCACATAAACAACGTGGTCAGCGATATCGCGGTGAACTTACTTATCCGGTATGGGGCACCCATAAAATAGTTATTCCAACTATCAATGGCAGCATCGCATCAGGTTCTGTAATTACTGTTGATAGTTTGGATAGTAATATTCGAGGTCAGATTCATACAACCATGGATGGAAAGATCATTCGGCCTGATCTTGTTTTAATCGATGATCCGCAAACCAGAGAATCAGCCAAATCAGTTGACCAGACTAACCAGCGGCTGAGTACATTAAATGGTGATGTACTTGGTATGGCAGGGCCGGGTAAGAAAATATCCGGTCTATTAACCTGTACCAAAATCTACTGCAATGATTTGGCTGATCAGATTCTCGACTCGGATAAAAATCCTGAATGGCAAGGGCAGTGTACAAAGATGGTTTACGCATTACCTTCTGATATGAAACTTTGGGATAAGTATGAAGAAATTCGCGCTGATAGTTTGCGGGCCGGCAATGGCGGCAAGGAAGCAACTGAGTTTTATATTCAAAACAGGGCTGCAATGGATTTTGGCAGTAAAGTTGCCTGGCCGCAAAGGCACAATGAGGATGAAGTATCTGCGATTCAGCATGCTATGAACCTGATGATCCGCGACGAAGCTGCATTTTATGCTGAATATCAAAACGATCCGATTGCAGAACAATCTGATGAACAGGTTTTAACCATCGAGCAAGTTATGGAGAAAACTAATGGCCGCAGGCGGGGCGATGTTCCGCTGGGTTGTCAGTACCTTACGATGTTTATCGATGTGCATGATAAACTTCTTTTCTATACGGTATGTGCATGGGCAGAGGATTTTACAGGTTTTGTTGTTGATTATGGAACCTATCCGGATCAGAAAAGGGCTTCCTTTAATCTTCGCAAAGCTCAGATCAGTTTACAGGATATTTACCGCGGTATGGAAAAAGAAGGTGCGATTCAAGCAGGTTTGGAAAAATTATGCAGCGATTTATTAAATAGAGACTGGAATCGTGGAACTGGTGTTATGAAAATTGACCGTTGCCTGATTGACAGCGGCTATATGCCGGGCATAGTTGAAAATATCCGCCATAAACTTGGCGGCACAATCATGGCTTCAAAAGGTGTTGGTATCAAAGCCGCAAATAAACCAATGTCAACCTACAAACGAAAGCCGGGCGAAAGGCATGGCCATCACTGGTATATTCCCAATATAAATAAAACTGGTGAATTTACCCATGTAGCTATTGATACAAATTATTGGAAAACATTTATTCACGAGAGATTTTTCGTAGCAGCGGGGGACCATGGATCACTGACTGTTTTCGGCAAAGGGGGCCATCAGCATTCATTATTCGCCGAGCATATCGCAGGTTCTGAAACCTGGGTACGAACTGAAGGACATGGCAGAGTTGTTTATCAATGGTCACCAAAAGTTGGCGGCCTCGACAACCACTGGCTTGATTGCATGGTCGGCTGCTCTGTAGCGGCCTCAATGTGCGGGTGCACTATTACAGGACAGGCTGTCGCCCGTGCGAAACGCGAGAGGATTACATTGTCAGAACTTCAAAAACAGAAAAGGATGGCTGTTAATGAATGAAGAAGATAAAGAAAAAGAAGTCGGACTTGAATGCGGCAATTGCGGATGCAGGCATTTTAGTGTTCAAGGGACGCGTATTGCCAATAGGCAAATTATCAGATACCGTATCTGCCGAAACTGCGGAAAGCGGCTTACTACCATCGAAAGGCCCGTGCTAAAATAAAGAGCTTTACAAATAATTGTAAGAAAGAGTATTATATGTATAAAGATTTTAAAATTATGGAGATATTATGATTAAACATCATTTTGCGATCACTAAAAATCCTGATGGAACCCCTAACATAAGTCCATTGAGAGAATGGTTCAGGGTAAATGCAAAAGATATTCAAGGTGCGTCAGACTTTGAAAACTCTACTTCTCATGAAATTAGAAGATTCCTCAAAAAAAAGGGGTGGGAAATGGAAGAATCAACCACCCGTGTTTTAATGATAAGGCCCGATGAAAAGGGAGATATTTCTTACGCTGATACGCTGTTTGATGACGAAGACGATACCCAAGAAGATGAATTAGCTGAAGCACAGGAGGTTACATTCGGGCTTGAACGAGATATGCAAGCAGCGTTACGTGCAAATATTGCGCAATTGGAAAGCGGTCTTCAAATAATCGATGGCGGTAAAGAACAAGTAACAGAAGCAGGAAGAATAGATATAACTGCTTGCGATGACAAAGGGCAAATAGTTGTTATTGAACTGAAAGCTGGTGATGCACCACAGACAGTAATTACGCAAATTTTGGCGTATATGACAGCAGTTACTGAAAAGGACAATAAACCTGTGAGAGGGATTCTTGTGGCTGGTGATTTTGATAAAAGAATTGTTTTAGCTGCCAGAGCAATTCCGAACATTAGCCTGAAAAAATATTCATTTCAGTTCACATTTGAATCTGTAAAATAAAATAAACTATCAATGAAATTCGGTAAAAATGTAAATAGTTTCTACTAATAGAAACTATTTTTTAATCTCATCCAAAATCCATCTTTATGTATTGACTTGTAAAACAAGAAGTATAAATTTAAATTTGACAATTTAATACGCCTGGCGAGTTGCAAGCGCGCGGGCAAAAATCCAAAAGTTATAAAGCCGTTGAGGGCTCAACACCTCAGCGGCTTTTTCTTTTGGTACGGAGAAAAAAATGTCAGATTTAAGTTCGAATATTGAAAACAATGCAACAGCTCCCGCAAAAGTTACCAGCGACGGAGTTTCTGTCGAGCAGCATTCGTTGGCTGATCAGATTGCAGCGGATAAATATCTGGCAAGTAAAACTGCCTCGCGGCGTAAAGGGTTGGGCATAAAGTTTTCAAAAATATCTCATTCAGGAACGGTTTAAATGTGGTTTTTCGGCAAAAAGAAGAATATTAAAACAATGCAGCCGGCAGGACGAATCCTGCGGGCAAAGTTTGATGCTGCCCAGACCACAACTGACAACCAGCGTCACTGGGCAAATGCGGATTCTTTGTCCCCCGATGCCGCTGCAAATGTTGATGTTCGCCGAATGCTTCGTAACAGAGCACGCTACGAAATAGCCAATAACAGCTATGCTCGCGGAATGATAGCCACACTGGCCAATGATGTCGTTGGTACCGGGCCAAGGCTTCAAATGCTTACTGACGATGACAATGGTAATGGCATTATCGAAGAAGAGTTTATGAATTGGGCATCTCAAATTCGCCTGGCCCAGAAACTGCGCACAATGCGAACGGCAAAAGCATCTGATGGTGAGGCTTTCGGGATACTTTCAATAAACAGGAATTTAAATTCTCCGGTAAAACTTGATCTTAAGCTCATTGAAGCAGATCACGTAACAACTCCATGGTCAAAGAATTATATTTTGAATAATCAGGTTGATGGCATCCAATTTGATGAATTCGGAAATCCGGTATTTTATTATGTGTTAAAGAACCATCCTGGTTCTTGCCAAACTTTTGATCAGGAATACAGCATAGTTGATGCTAATTCGATGATCCACTGGTTCAGGTCTGATAGACCGGGACAAAGCAGGGGTATTCCGGAAATTGCTCCGGCACTTCCGCTATTTTCGCAGCTTAGAAGATATACTCTGGCCGTAATTGCAGCCGCTGAAACTGCGGCTGATTTTGCGGCGGTTTTATATACCGACTCTCCCGCTGATGGTGAAGCTGCAAATTTAGAGCCTATGGATGTGGTTGAAATTCCAAAAGGCTCAGCAACTACACTTCCGGACGGGTGGAAGATCGGCCAGATTGAAGCGCAGCAGCCGACAACAACATACGGAGAGTTTAAAAACCATGTCCTGAATGAAATTGCCCGAAATTGGAGTATGCCGCTCAACATCGCATTGTGCAACTCATCGGGCTATAACTACGCTTCAGGCCGGCTTGACCACCAAATATATTTCAAGAGCATCGGGGTGGACCAGGCGGATATGGCAGTTATTATACTCGACCGAATTTTGCAGGCATGGCTCGATGAAGCGATTTTGATATCAGATTATTTGCCGCTTAACTGGCGTACAATCCGCCGTTTTCCCCATCAGTGGTTTTGGGATGGAACTGAACATGTTGATCCTGCCAAAGAAGCAAATGCACAGGAGACAAGGCTGGCAAATCATACTACCACACTGGCTGATGAATATGCCAAACAAGGCAAAGACTGGGAAGTTGAACTTCGCCAGTGCGCACGTGAGAAAAAATTAATGGATGAATTAGGTATATCACAACAAACGAGAACTACTTCAATTTTGGAGAAAGACGATGAGTCAGAATAAATTAAATATAACCGCTAGTTTCTCAATCGAAGCAGCACAGGCAATCGGCGAGAACGAAAAACCCAAAAACAGGCGTTTTTCAATGACGGCATATACAGGCGGCCCGATGATGCTTGAAGGCTGGAAATATCCTGTGGTTATCGACCTGCAAGGTTTAAATACAGGCAGTTCATCTCGGCCGATATTTATCAGCCACAATCAGGATATCGATGACCTGCTTGGCCAGACTGACCATGTGGATATTGTAGAAAACAATCTCATCGCCGCAGGTGTGGTTCTTGGCGACTCACCTCGCGTAACGCGGGTCATTGCTTTGGCAGATAAAGGTTTTAATTGGCAGGCATCTGTTGGTGCAAGGGCCGAACAGGTTGAATTTATAAAAGCAGGCCAGAATATTAGCGTAAACGGTAAGGAATTTACAGGGCCACTAAATATCGCACGTAAGGCAACCTTGGGTGAAATAAGTTTTGTGACCCTTGGTGCAGATAATAATACATCGGCAACAATTGCCGCAAAAAATCAGGAGCAAACTATGGAAAATAATGAAAACAATAAGCAAGAACAGACAACCGTAACCGCAGAAAGCACCACCGCAGATATTCGCGCAGCAGCCGCAGCGGAAACTATCCGTATAGCAGCTATTAAGAAAATCTGCTCTGGTAAATACGATGATATCGAGGCAAAGGCGATTGCAGAAGGCTGGGACCAGAGCAAATGTGAATTGGAAGTTCTGCGGGCATCAAGACCAAATGTAAATATTCGAACTTCTCAAAATATTACTGCAACACCTAAAATATTTGAAGCAGTAGCTTTGATGGCATCTGGTTTTGCGAGCACACGACTGGAAAAACTCTATGACAACCAGACTCTTGAAGCGGCAGATAAACTTCGCGGTGTTGGTATACAGGAGTACTGCGAGCATATATGCGGAATGCAACTGCCAAGGTTCAGGCGCGATGCATCGGCATGGCTTTCAGCGGCATTTAGCACAGCTTCTCTTCCGGGGATTTTATCCAATGTAGCCAATAAGATGCTACTCGAAGGATACAGCTACATCGAAGATACCTGGCGAAAGATATGCAAGATTGCAAGTGTAAATGACTTTAAGGAACACAGCAGGTACCGGATGACGGGAAGCTTCAAGTTCGAGCACGTTGGCGCCGATGGTGAATTAAAGCACGGGAAAATCGATGAGCTCAAATATGGCCAGAAAGCAGATACCCATGGCATCATGTTCGCGTTAACCCGTCAGATGATTATCAATGACGACCTTGCTGCATTTACAGATATTCCGCGTCAAATCGGCATGGGTGCAGCAGAGGCAATTGCTGATGCTGTGTGGGGACTTTTGCTTTCTAATCCATCGAGCTTTTTTTCAGCGGCTCATAAAAACTATAAGGATGGCGCGGATACTGCCTTGTCTGTTGAAGCATTGACAGACGCCGAGGTCGTATTTGGCGAACAGACAAAACCAAATGGCAGACCACTCGGTATTCAGCCTTCAATGATTTTAGTGCCTACAGCACTGAGAGTTCCGGCGGATATGCTGATGAAGTCGCAAACTTTAAATGAGACTACAACTGCAAACAAGGGCAAGCCTTCGAATAACCCTCATATCGGCAAGTTCGAAGTTGTCTCAAGCAGTTTCCTCTCGAACTCATCATTCAACGGATACAGCTCAAAGGCATGGTATCTGTTTGCTGATCCCAACAGACTTCCTGCATTGGAAGTTGCGTTCCTAAATGGTGTGGATCAGCCTACCGTTGAAAAGACAGATGCCGATTTCAATACAATGGGTATTCAGTTCAGGGGCTTTATCGATTTCGGTGTTCGTGAACAGGATTACCGCGGTGCTATAAAATTCAAGGGTGAAGCGTAATAAATATTAAAATTTAAAAATATAGGAGTATTTAAAATGGCTTATACAATAAATTTCTATCAAGATGGCAAATCAATCGATTATACACCGGCTGTAGATGTAGCTGCCGGTACTATCGTGATGCAAAAAGGTCTTGTCGGTATAACTAAACTCGATATCCCGGCAAATACAAAAGGAGCACTAGCGGTCCAAGGAATCTTTGCAGTTCCTAAAAAGAATGAAGCATTTGCGGCTGGTCTTCCTGTCTGGTTTGACGCCGATGGTGACCCGCAGGGTGGTACAGCAGGAAGCGGGGCAGCAACGCAAATTGGCGGCGACGCTCAAGCTGCTGGTGATGTCCTTCTTGGCGCAGCAGTAATTGGTGCTGTAGCTGCGGATCAATTTGTTTATGTTGCCTTGAATAAATTCGATGCTCGTATTCCGACATTTGCGGGTGCTGCAAGAATTACCAAAGCTGCAAGTGCAAATGCAGCGGCTACGGAATCCGGTGTTTGCTACGATTGTACGGCGGATAATACAGTAATTACTCTGCCGGCAACAGCTGCAGGACTTGAATTTACAATTATGAATGCGGCGGCCGATGGTGGTGCACTAGTTGAAGTGGATTTCCAGGCTGCGGATAAAAACGTCGGCGGTCTGGGTATTGCAGCAGGTGGTGATGGCAAGAAATTGTCTAATACCAAGGCCACAGCCAAGAAAGGTGACTTTGTCACATTTGTTGCTGATGGCGTCGATGGTTATCGCATCAAGGCAATTCGCGGGACATGGGCACAGGAAGCGTAATGACTAATTTGCTGAAAAAAGGAATTGAATTTTTAGCTAATAAATTAAAAGCCAATGCCTCGGAAACTGTAATTTACATGCGTGGCGCAGATAGTGTCAGTATCTGCGCCAGTTTTGGAAAGACGGATTATCAAATAGAAGATGAATCGGGTTTTAAGATTGGCGGGCAGGTAACGGATTTCTTATTTGATGCTGCTGATCTGATTATTGATGGTCTATTGACGGCTCCAAAAGCAGCTGATCGGATCGAAGTCGATGGGAAAGTATATGAAGCGTTATTTATAAACGATGGATGCTGGCGGTACAGCGATCCCTTTGGAAAAATCATTCGCCTCCATACAAAGGAAATTTAGATGTCATTAACAACTAAGATAGCTATATCAGCGGTTCCTTTTCTGATGCTTGGAAGCAGTAGTTCTACGGAAGTTGTAACTATAGCCGATGAGTTTATGAAATATGGCGAGCTGGGTCTATGCTTTGCTTTAGTGGCGTATCTTATGTACAGCAATTACTGCCTGGTTGCCTCACTTGAAAAAATGATCAAGGATAAAACTTCCCAGGAAGAGCGATTGATAAATGCGATCCAGACATTTTGTGCAGTATGCCGCGAGAGACCGTGTTTGTTGGATGCAAATGCGTTTAAGGTTGATAACCCAAATGGCCTTGCTGCTATAAAAAAGGAAGAATAATAATATGGTTTTGCAGCTTGCTGAAAAAATCGTTCAGACTTTAAATGCTGGCAGTTTCGCTTTGCCATTTACTGCTGTAAGGACGCTGTTTCCATTTTATGAGTTGAAGGATTTATCAACTCTGCGTGTAACTGTTGTTCCTAAAGCTGTAAATATTACAACGGCAACCAGATCAAGTAGTGAATTCGATTATCAAATCGATATCGCAATCCAAAAAGCTGTGAAATCGCCGGACGATATCGAAGTTACCGCTTTGACAGAGCTTGCATTAGCTATTGCAAAAAGTTTTCGCAATAAAGTGTACCAGGATATTGGCGCTGTATGCTTTAAACAATCAATCGATCCATTGTATTCAGTTGAGCATATCCAGCCGCCGAGTGTTTTTACTTCTGTTGTAACATTAAATTTTAAAGTAATTGAATAAGGAGTTTCTGTTATGCCACTTCCTCTAACCAAAGAACCAATTGTTCCAAATGCTCTGTATGCACCAAGTATTGTTCTGCATACCAATATTTCAGGTGGCCAGATTGCTACATCTGCCCAAATTACACTGCGAGGCGCTAAAGTTGACGAGCAGGGTAACTGGTCAGCTGCCGATTCGCAGACTAAAAGCTTATATATTCCGAATATTTTTGCCCTCGAAGCTGATATAGCTCAATACTCACAGCAAGTCCAGGGCTTATTCGATCAATTTGTAACGATGATCGGCACGATTAATTCTATTCGCAAGGTAATTTAGCTATGCCTATATGGTATGCACATAGTAGTAATGCAAATATAAATGCTGCCGGCTTGTGGCATACGCATCCGACAAATAATACACCTGTTGATTTTGCAACATGCGATGGAACGGTCGTTTTATTTGCAAATGGTAAAATCAATATAAGGATCAATACCAGTTTTACATGCAAAGAATTGACGACTGTAACTCAAATAGGCGGCAGTATTGGTGGAAATTTTGTATTCAAAGGGCGGGACATAGCTGGTAATTCAACAGGGGCTGTGAAGATAACCGGTAATGTAATTGCCAATGAAGATACCTGCATACTAATTCAAGATCCGGCCGATGCAACAACTCCTTTGGAAATAGAAGGTACAATACGCGGTATCAGTAATTCCGGATTAGTATTTCAATCAAGTGCACATGTTACTGTAAATGGTAATGTAATCGGCGATGGCTGCTTCGGTATTCAAATGATGTATGGCGGCTCACCTTATGTATGTATTACAGGTGACGTTATAGGATCGAGCGCTGATGTCTGTGAAGGCGTATTTTGCGAGGCTGATGGTGCAACAATAATTATTACCGGAAATCTCACAGGCTCAATGGGTTCTGCTGTTACTCTTTCTGGTTATTCAATAAATTTAATTATCAATGGCAATGTATATGGCGGCATTGAATTGGGTGGATACGGTATCTATATTTATGGTGGTGAAAATCACGTATCTATAAACGGTATCTGTCAGGGGTCAGGTTTTGCAAGCGGCTTGTATTGCGAGGCTTCTGAAGTTTACATCATAGCAGATCAAGTCATCGGCGGCGATAACAGCAACAACGGAATACATATTATGAATGCCGATGCTTATTTAACTGCAAGGATTGTACAAGGTGGTACAGGATACGGATGCGGCATATGTTCATATAATGCACCTGCAAATCATATCACAATTACAGAGGCTCTTATCGGCGGACTTACAGAAGGCTCTTATGGTTTTAATGCCAGCAACTGGATGCGTGTAGGTGCAGCTGTAATAAAGGGCAATATTATAGATACGCTATTTTGCAATGCCTACAATGGTGCAGTCCTGGTTGATAATACATCGGCAAATTATTACCAAACATACCATGAAAGTGACAACGGCACAGGTAATCAGCCAAGGAGATTTCCACTTCAATTACCTGCTGAATCTGTAAGGAAAGGTATTCAGCATGGAAATATCGTTGGCTCACTTGCGCCTGCAAGTCCATTTAGGAGGTTAAATAGATTGGTGTAATATGAATAATTTTAGAAATAATTCAGGTTGGCAAGTTTTACGCTCAGTAGAGGCAATTGATAATCCGGCGCTTTCTGCAAATACTTTTGATTCCAAACCTGGCTATGCCCAGAATATTAATATCGCACCTATAAGAGCTTTGGAATTAATCCTTGCAGCAATTGGCGATGAAAACGGAACTATCGGAGTTCGTCTCTGGGGCGGAAGAAATCCACAATCTGGTCCGGCACAGCTTATTGCGGATGTAACTTTTACGCTTGGTACCATGGTTTGCAATAAAGACCCGCAGACTGGTAAGTCAACCAGCCTTGCAAGGTACGCTGATTCGGCCGCCGTTACTTCTTACTGGCCTACAGATATCAAAACAGTAAATAGCGGCAATAATTTATTGTGCACTATAAGTTTTGATGGACTCGACATCGCATGGATTGCTGCGGAAATAATTACGCTTACTAATGTAACAAGGGCGGATGTATTTTTTGGATATTTTAGCTAATGGCAAAAGCAGTATCAGAATTTGGTAAATCTCTATTCAAAGTAAAAACCTTGTTCTTTGATAGTCCAAAGGTACTTGCTGCCGTAGATTCTGCAACACGAAAAGTTCTAAATAGAATCGGCGGTATGATCAGACTTACCGCAAGAAGATCTATAAAGAAAGCACCTAATGGAAAAGCTGTCAGTAAACCCGGCAAACCGCCGCTCAGTCATACGGGCCTGCTTAGAAACTATATTTATTATTCGTTTGACCCGCAGGCCAGATCTGTTGTTGTTGGACCTGTGGCACTCAGAGCTAAAGGTAAAAACGTGCCGCATACACTCGAATACAGCGGTAGTACAAAAATAAAAAATAAAAATATCCATATCGCTGCACGCCCCTTTATGGCGCCGGCATTAGCTGTAAACAAATCCAGGATGGCAGCGGTGTGGAAAAATAGTGTTCATAAATAACTTCAGGAGGTTCAAATGGCAGTAGATTTTATTTTAGGAATGAATGCAAAACTTTACCAGGGGGCAAAGGATGCGGAACTGGCTACGCTTACGGAAGTTGGCAATGTAAAGGATCTGACAGTATCACTTTCGGCCGGCGAGGCAGATGTGACCACAAGAGCAAATTCAGGCTGGCGGGCAACAGCACCTACACTTCGAGAATGCGAACTGAATTTTAAGATGCAGTGGAAACCATCGGATGCTGTATTTGCAGCAATTAAGACAGCGTTCCTTACATCGACAACGATATGTCTGGCTTGTCTGACTGATGCAAAGGAAGCGGATGGTGCAAGCGGACCACATGGAAATTTTGCGATAACGAAGTTTGACAGGGCAGAAGGTCTTGAAGAAGCGATCAGCGTCGATGTAACTGCAAAAATGAGTAAATTTATAGCATGGATTGATGTGGTAGGAGCATAATATGAAGACATTTACAGATAATGCATCAAGAATATGGACGATTTCATTGACGATCGATAGTGTAAAACGAGTTCGAGATTTATTGAATGTAAATCTATTGGAACCTGAAGCGGGGGATCCGCCACTTCTAACTCGGATCGGAACAGATGAGATACTTCTGTGCGATATTATTTACTGCCTGATAAAACCGCAGGCTGATTCCTTAAATATATCCGATTCTCAGTTTGGTCAGTCACTCGGCGGTGATGTAATACTTGCTGCTCAAAATGCATTCTATGATGAACTGATTGATTTTTTCCAGAAACGGGGTCGAACCGACAGGGCCAAGGCGGCAGCGACTCAGCAGAAGATGATAAATCTGGCAATCGACAAGGTAACCAGCAATCTATCGCAAATCGATGTCGAGAAAAAGATGACGGAAATATTTGGCGGACAGTTTACACCTTAGCAGGATTTGTAGGCGTTAATCCGGGACCGCTTACACTGCGTGAATTGTGGTGGATGTCGGAGGCAATTGAACTGCGTGATCGGATGGAATGGAATCGCGTTTCTGCATTAATGGCACTACTCGGCAATATTAATCGTGATCCGAAAAAGGCAAAAGTATTTAAGCCGACAGATTTCAATCCATATCTGCAAACAAATTCTCATAAAGAAAATGTAATTGAAGTCAAAGATGACAAATCAAAAGCATTATTTAAAAAGGCTTTTACAGGGAAGTAAGAAGTGGCAAATTCAGGTGCAATAAAGGCAGGCAGTGCATACGTTGAGATTTTCGCAGATAAAAGTGCGTTAATGCGTGGCCTGCGCAGTGCTGAATCTAGCATTAAAAAATGGGGTAATACTATCTCATCTTTTGGCAGAAAGATGATGGGCATCGGAACAGCCATTGTTACTCCGCTTATTGCTGCCGCTAAATACGCCAGTAGTTTCGCAGATGATATTGCCAGGTTGTCTCAAATAGTAGATGTAAGTGTAACTTCACTGCAAGGTCTTAGCTTTGCCGCAAATCAGAATGACATAAGTATGCAATCGCTTGGCAAGGCACTTATTTTCATGCACAAAAATCTGGCCGCTTTTAATAAAGGCTCAAAGGCACAGGTAGAAGCCTTTGGAAAACTGGGACTTGCATCTGCTGATTTGAAAGACAAATCACCTGATGAATTATTCATGCTTATAGCTGATAGAATTGCATCGATCGAAAACCCAACCGAGAGAATCACTATCGCTTTAAAAATCTTTGGCAAGGCAGGTGCAAATTTAATACCGCTACTTAGTAAAGGCGCCGGCGCAATTGCAGAATATAAGGCTGAACTTCAAAGACTTGGCGCGGTAATGAGCGATGAAGATGTTCAAGCTGGTGAAGAATTCCATGAAACGCTTAAGAAACTCTGGTACATAATTAAAAACGGCTTAACTGCTGCAATTGGCAGTGCTGTCATTCCTTTGCTCAAAGAATGGGCGAATAAAATGATTGAAACAATCGGCATTGCAACCCGCTGGATCAAAGAACATAGGGGTGTTGTGACTATGGTTCTGTGGCTGGGAACAGTTCTTGTTGCAGGCGGCGCAGCTTTCATGCTTTTTGGCAAAACTCTTATTGTGTGCAGCAAGATGCTTGGGTTTATTCGCGGTGGCTTTGGAATTTTGCGAACTGTTTTAGCTGCAATGCTCTCTCCTCTTGGAACTTTGATAATTCAAATAGGTTTATGCGTAGGTGCACTGCTTTGGATGACAGGATTGGGCGGTAAGATGCTTAATTGGTTGGGTGGTTGTTTTAATACTTTAAAAGAAGATGCAACAAACGCAATCGGCGGTATCGCGGCCGCATTTGCTAAAGGTGATATTGGTTTGGCTGCACGCATCGCGTGGCTTTTTGTAAAAATGGAATGGCTGCGTGCGAAAGAATGGATGCTTGGAATATGGTACAGCATAAAACTTGCAATTATGGAAATATGGTATTCGGCAGTTTATTCAATTGCAGTTGGCTGGGATGCAGCAGTTTATGGAATTCAGGTTGCCTGGATTGAAACTCTTGCTTTTTTAAAGAAAGCATGGGTCAAATCAGGTGCATTTCTTGAAGGTGCATGGATAACAACGGTTGAGGTTTTTAAAAAAGCATGGGCCGGCTTCAAACAATTCTGGGGAAATACAATTGATTGGATTGCCAAGAAATTGATGAATGTCTGGATCTGGTGGAAGAAATTATCTGATCCTAACTTCGATGAAGGTTCAGCACGAAAGCAAATGGATGATATGCTTTCAGATGATAAGCAACAACGCGATGATAATGCTAATGCTGCAAAAGAAAAAGCTGAAAAAGATGCAAATACTAAAAGACTTCAACTGGAAAAAGAAACACAAACTGAACTTGACGAAATAGAAAAGAATCGCAGCGAAAAAAGGAAACGTGCAAAAGAGCAATTTGATTTAGGGCTTGCCGGAGCAAACCAGTATGTAGAAGAAGGTTTGCAAAATACGATTGATGGCATTAACTCAGGCAAAAAAGGTGTTGCTGATGAACTTGCTAAAACAAAAGAAGAATTCAATGCTGCAATTGCCAAGGCAAAAGAACCTGTACAACCAAAGGGTAAATTACCTCTGCCGCAAAAAGATTGGGAGGCAAATACAGGTTTAACCAAGGCATCAACGGCGGGGACATTCAGTGCATTTGGTCTGGGCCAAATTGGCGCAGGCGGCGTTATGCAAAAAATAGCCGATGCCACAACTCGAACAGCCGAGGCAACAGAAGAAATGGCTGACAATATGGATGGCAATGAGGTAGAGTTCGGGGATTAAGTAATGGCATTGTGTATCCAGGAAAGATGGTCAGGCAGAAAAAGAACCGGCGGCAATACCCGAAGCGCAACGGTTGAATATATCATAATGCCGGATGCAGCTACACCGCCGGAACAATTCAATCAGCCGGGCGATGATGGCGACGCGATCTTGTGCCTTGAGGAAAATGCGCCAGCAGAATGGGGTCTGGCCCTAATACCGCGAGCTGGCTGCGATGTTGAGCAGATTGCAGATAATATATGGATTGGTACCGTATATTATGGTTATAACAGCAGAGATACAGATGATATCGAATTCAGTTTTGATACGGGCGGTGGCAGCCAGAAAATTACTCAAACAATCGCACCACTAACCGTTAGATCATACGGTGATAATCCTCCAGATTTTAAGGGAGCGATCAATGTCGATGACAATTCAGTCAATGGCGTCGATATTATTGTTCCTGTTTTTAATTTTAATGAGACAAAGCGGATCGCTCGCGATTTTATCAGCACTGCTTTTAAAACATCAGTTTTTAGATTAACAAGTAAGGTAAATTCACAAGCCTGGCATGGCTTTGAGGCCGGCGAAGTATTGTTCATGGGTGCAAGTGGCTCGAAACATGGCAGGACAGGTGATTATGAACTGAATTTCAAATTCGCTGCAAGCCCGAACAAAACAAATATAACGATCGGTTCAATATCAGGCATTGAGAAAAAAGGTTGGGAGTATCTCTGGGTCAGATACGAAAAAAGCACGGACCAAAACTGTCTGATTCAAATTCCTAAAGCAGTTTATGTCCATCAAGTTTATGAATCGGGCGATTTTTCTGCGTTAGGTTTGGGTGCTTAATTGGGTGATTAATGGGTGATGCATTTAGAAAAGTCCGAGATGGCGAAAGATTAAAAATTCCCGCCCGTACATATAACGCAATGGTCGATGCGGCACAGGACTATATCAACAGAAAAAATAATGTTTCATCGCAAATCGGTAAGCAGCTAGCTGCAAATATGGTTTATGTAAAAAATACCACAGGTGTAGCAGTTGATCGTTTGAATATTCTCGGTATTGGCGGCAGCCAAATCGATCCGACAACAAATGGCTTTAAAGAAATGACTGTTTTAACTGGTGTAACCCCATCAAAAGCAGATCACGCCAATGGCAGATTTGTAATTACGGCAGAGCCTATCGGAATCGATTGCATAGGCAGGGCGTATGTTGCGGGGGTTACAGCGGTACAGATTAATATAATTGATGAAGGGCACAATTTTGCTGATATTAAAGATAGTGACATAACGCAGCTTGAAAGCGCAGCGTCAGGTGCGGCGGTTATCTTATATAAAGAGGATGGAACAGGGACCAAACTTGCGATTGTGAGGTTTGGCGGTTCCGGTGGTGGCAGTACTGTATCTGAATTGTGGGCAAAAGTTATAGTTGCCCCGACATTTCAAGATCCTTATGCTGCAAGTACTTCGCCGGAATATGTAGGCAATGGTTTTTATATTGTAAGGCTCGATTCATTAAACTATGAAGTATGGCAGGAAAATCATGATCCGCCATATGTGGAAGGCACACCGGTAATTGACCCTGCAAATAACAGAGTCTATACAAAGAAAGCCGGAGAAATTCAATATCCATCGATTGCTCCGCATGAAAACGCAACAGATTGGGAAATCTCTGAAGAAATAAAAATCGAATATGCGTTAGGTTCCGGGCAAGGAGATAGTTCCGAGGCTCTGGTTAAGGATTGCGTACCGGTATTTGCGGTTGGGGCAAGGGTAAGAATAACAAGCCGCGTATTAGCAGGTCAAACTAAACGGTATTATCTCGATGAAACTCTGCTTCCTGTAGGTGAGCCTGAAATTCGAACAATATCGATAGTTGATGGCAAGGTGATGGCGGTTTTTCAATGAGCAGCGAGCTTTTACAAAACTATTGGCTCCGGGCCGACTGGACTAAATTTAAAGCAGATATTGCCAAAGGTGCTAAGCCGGTTATCTCTTCATTGTTCTTTGAAGATTTGCGCCAGATATTAATAGCAAAGTCTTTTTCTTTTCCCGGAAGTTATGACACAGAAAACGACAATGCTGTTGTTAAATGGAATCAATATGCACTTCCATTTTTTAGGAATCAGGCTGATTTAAATTATTGGCAGGATACAGATGTTCCTAATAAGTATATAGCTTTATTTGAAATTGCCATGTTCGATCGCTCACATGGCATGGGCACAAAAACCGGTAATAATGACCAGATAAAAACTTATGCAGGAAGGTGGCTGCGGTGGAAAAATACCAGAGAGTTTAGCCGCAATGAATATTATCTGTTCGATACGGTCAATGCCGATCCTGAATATGTTTCAAGTCAGTCATATTTACAAGGCGCGAGAAAATTTTATCTTGAAGATGGTAATATTTATACAGCTATAAAAAATGTTCCCGCAGGCCAGGCTCCTAAAAAATCAGATGGTACATACAATACAGAATATTGGGGTTTGTCAGATTATGGCCCGCCTGCAACTTATTACAATTCGAGTGCGCAACGGTGCGAAACTAAAATCCATTATGATACATGGGTCAAAGACCAGGGGTATCAAAAAGAAAAGCATGTTTCATGGCAGGGTGGCTGGCGAGCGAAACGCCAAATACAATTAATGTCAATACCTCCGCATTTATGGGCAGGTGAAAGACTCGATATTACAAAAGATACCGGTATATATGCCGGCAGTGAATGGTCATCTACGACATGGCTTAAAGGCTCTCTGGTTAGAGATGTCGATGGTATTACAGTTTACCAAGCTTTGCACGATGTTCCTGCCGGTATCGCATTATCAAATACCGATTACTGGCAAAAACACGATGATTTGGCTGTTGAATGGGAACGTGTAAATGATGGCTGGCTGCATAACACAGTAAGTGCATGGCAGCTTATACCCGATTACGGTAATTACCTGCATGATTATGATAAGAATTTTATCGGTAAAATCCTGGATTATCAAATCGAAATCGACAGAGAAGAAGGTATTGAAATAGCACGGGTTGAAAATTTCATAAATTGCCCGGCATCTTTCCTTTTCCCAACTCAAACAGACCCCCAAAATCAAAACGAACTCATTATTTATGCCTATAAAGAAAAAGAATTAATCAAACCCTCGGGCCAAGTTGGTATATATTGGGCTAAAGATGGAAAATGTAAGGTGCCGTTTAATAGCCTTTATATTACTGATCCTTCATCACTTGGTGCTGTATTTACATGTGATAGATGGGATGCTGTACTTGTTAGCGATGAATATGCCTTCCCGCAGATTGATGCATACGGGATTTTAGCTGGCTGGAATCATTGGTTTGCCGGCAATCAATATGCAAATAATGGCGATATACTGGCTAATACGCCATTGGATATTGGCAACTGGACCGTAAATCCAAAAGCTGGCAATAATGGTATGTGCGGCCTGCAAAACTATGCTGAAATCATATTAAGTCAAAGTCATTGGCGCAGACCTGCAAGCAGTTTATATAAAAGTAATTGGCGAAGATTTTTCTTTTCAAATAAACCATCAGAGCCGACGGTTGGCTCTATATATTATGATCCGTCTGACGGCGGCTTATATAAGTATACTGAAAATGGTTATGTAAGCTACTGTGAAAATGAATGCGACAGTTGGCATGATTATCCTGATGTTAATGATCCATGCTGGGGCGATAATGAAAGCGGTTTTGAACATTTTCTAACAGAACTAGGCAGGTATGATTGGGCGTATCAGATTGGTTTGCAGTTTATTCCAGCGGAGATTTGCAGATGGGCGGCAATGACGACTGTCGGCAAAGGAAGCGTTCAGTACAGCCATTTGTATAATTATCCCGACACAGATACCTGTTTAAGAGGATGGAATTGTTATGCCGAATCTGAAGGCACATTCCGTAAAACATGGCAATATTCTTTAGGCCGGCATACTCCATTTATCAGGGATGGGAGCAAAGGGCAGCCGCCTAATTTACATCAAATATATAGTCCTACAACATTCCAATGGGATATTGGTAATGGCGTACATACTTTTTCCACAGCACCCAGATACGCGGAATACCCTGAAAGATGGTTCAGTTCGCTAACGTACACAACACCATTATTGAGCCATTTCGATGACAGGTCTATGAGTATCACACCATTTAAACTTCAAGGATTAACTTGGCAATCTGATATTATTTATAAGAAGGGTACGATAGTAAATGATGGAACTGTCTCTTTCTATGCAAAGCAGGATATTACCGATTTAATAAATTCACCTGCAAACAATCAACAATTTGGCTCACTACCAATT